GTATTAGAGCAGGCTCAGAACCTTATCAACGATGGTTCACCTAAGAAGCCTAGCGTTCCAGCAGAAGGCGGCAACCTGCTTGCTACCTTGATTGATGTCAAGCGTTCTTATCTGAAGTTGGAAGTAGAGGACCAGACCATACTTCGTATGCGCTACCACGAAGGACTTACCTTGCAACAAGTAGCACATTTATTAGAATGTGCTATCTCTACTGCAGATCGTAGATGTACCAGCGCATTACGTAAGGTGCAGAATGGCTTGGGTGGTGACAACCCGTGGCAATGAAAGAGATTGATTTATTTGAGTATCTAAGGGACAACCTATACCCAGACCTTACCAAGTCTGAGGGTATCTATGACTCCTTTGATTGCATTAGTGTTATGGCAGGTCACTACATAGAACTCAAGTGTAGACATACACACTATGACACACTACTCATTGAAGAGATGAAGTATCGTAAGCTGATAACGCAGGCAGCAGAAAGGGATCTCATTCCCTTCTACATTAACTCGACTCCAGAAGGGGTCTTTTCTTTTGACCTGATGGATGTTGCAGAACCTGAATGGTTAAGTCATTGGATGCCTGCGACTACTGAGTTTGCACGTTCTAACAAGGTCAGTAAGTTAGTAGGTTATCTACCCATCGAAGAGGCGGTCAAGCTCTGATGCAGTATGACTATCGTTGCCCTGAGTGCAATGGGGAGATAACTATTGAGCGCAGTATCCACGAAGACCCACGTGATCCTTCTTGCTTTGTGTGCCACATAAGTATGATCCGTAAGTGGGATTCACCTGGCGTTACCTTCAAGGGTAAAGGGTTTTATAGTACTGGTGGATAAGTAAAGAACCCTACCGCGGAAGGGTGCAGTAGGGTTCCACTTACTCGGAAGAAATGAGCAAGATAAACTATAACATAGTTTCTAAACATTCAAGACACTTGCTTTGATCTTCCACTACGGTATCGTCACCACACTCATCACAGATTTTAATACCAGTTTCGCCTGTCGCTATGTCTGAGAGCGCGACACGCACTCCCTGAATAGCGATGGTTAATGTATCGTAAACCGTGAAGGATTTGTAATTCAGGTTCTCGACTACGTTCTCTAAGGAGTTGAGCAATTCCGTAAGCTGTTGAAGTTGGGTTGTCGGCGAGGTGGTCAAGCCTGCTCTCACGGGTCCATAAGGTGATAAGGCATTTTCTTTCACGCTTGGTGTATCCGAGTGCTCTTGAGTAACTAACGATAAGTGCCTTGTTCTCACGCTTTTCCTCCATCGTTGCCTTGGTTCGGATCGGCTTGGGTAAAGGTAATTCCCCTAGCTTTTGCACGTGCAGTAATACGAGGGCTGACAGTAGTACCGTCAAGATCAATCCACGCTTTGCCTTCTTGCTCATCACTCACCTTTTCCTTCTCCAGCAATTCTTTGTATGCCTCTGGGTAGGCTTGTGACAGCTTCACCAGGGCGCGATCTCTTGCTCGTCGGTAGTTGCGGTAATAGACGGCTTGTTTTGCGGCACTCGCCAGTCTCTTCTCATTCTCCATTAATCCTATCCTCCCACACAATTAGCACGTATGCCACCAGCATTACGCCTAACAGACCTAGCCAGTAGCTCATTGGCTCACCGCTAACACGGCATAGACTAGCTTGGTGATGTCAATAGGTTGGCCTACAAGGTGAGCATCTTCGTCGTCACTCTCCCAACCCGATACAAGGATCCTGCAATTTACAGGGCTATTGCGTAGGTAGCGGATAGCTTCGTGCGTATCGTTGCCACCCCAGATCGCCTCACCCTTCTCATCTACTACTTCGTATAGATTGACAAGCGTGGATACGCGAGGGTGAAATGCAATTACTTCACTCATTACTCACCCGTCCCGTCTGAATAGGCATCTACCATAGACAAGGCGTAGGTCATTCTCATTAGATTCATCCCCGCCTCCTTCTCTGTATCTTCTTCTTGTATCTGTACCAAGGCTAGATCTCTACACAATTCTGCCTTAGCTTGCCAGTATTCTTTATTCATTACTCTCACCCTTCTCGCTTGGTAAACACGATACGCACCACGCAGTATCGTTGCCCTCTTTTCCTCTCACTTGCCATTGGCCTTCACAATCTGCCCATACTATGTCGTCTTCATCTAGTGGATCTGAACATAAGAAGCAATTAATCTCCCTCTCCTTCTCTTCTGCATAAAAGATAGGATCGTTAAGCTCTGGCTCGTATCCCATTACTCACCCTCCACGCTTACATAGTAGGCTTGCAACCCGCTTGCATAGTAGATCTCTACCCCGCACTTACATAAGGATACGGCAGGTATGTCGGTAGCCTTGAATTTATGAGTGTGCATTACTCACCCTCCTCTTCTATCTTCTCTTTTACTACGTCGTTGATAGTCTTCTCTGGCGTATCCGACGATAACGTGATCTTAGATAACGCCTCGCCTAACGCCGTGCGCCAATTGCTACCTTCACCCGAAGCCAGGGGAGTAGGTTCGCCACCGCTAAAATCAAATAGCTCTACCTTATTCCACTTAGATCCCGCTTGGATCACTAGCGTTACCACGTGCGTTACCGTTGTCTCTTCATTCATCATTCATTCTCCTCTTCTATAGCTTCTAGTAAATTAATTATGCCAAGGATCTCTTCTGGAATGTCTTGCTCTCTCCAAGCGTAAGAGTATAAGAATTTAATCTGATCTCTTAATAGCTCTAAATCTACCTTCATTACTCACCCTCTCCTTCTATTGTTGATACGTGTACGGGTGGGAATTCCCCTAACCCTTCAAGCCAGATCTCTTCGTCGTCTAGTAGTAGTGCGACGTTAGTAGAGTGAGCGAAATTAATAGGATCTATCCCTAGCTCTTCACGAATAGCCTCATTAGCCCTATCTAGTGCTAGCTCACGGGCCTCATCACTTAGGTTACCCGTCGTATCATCTAGGTCAATAGAGATACGGGTAGTAAGGCTCCAATAGTTACCCGTGAAGATAACGTTATAGTCATACTCTTTCGTATCTTTATCGGCCTTGCAGATACATAACCATTCTACTTGGCCACACTCTTCACAATAATCACTCATTATGCGCTCACCTTCTGCACAATTCCACGGGGTAGATCTCTAGTACCGTCTTCCAAGAATGCCCCCTCCTCTTCTGCCTCTTGATCAGTTAAAAATTGCAAGGCACTTATCTCATTCGTCTCTCTCTCTATGTATTTATAGCCTAGTGTCTCCAATTTCTTGCATAGGAGGCGTAGTTGCTTTTCGATAGAAGATCCAGATAGATCAATAGGCTCATCATTCTCATCACTTAGCTCTACGTTAAAAGAGTTATAGTGGGAGTAGTGATTACTCCAAGAGTTACGTACTAGATCTATGTAGTGAGATCCTTCTGGCCAGGATAGATCTGGAGCCTCGCTCTTATAGATTCTGCCGTATAAGGCTACGCCGTCTCCTTGGCAATAGCTAAGAGAGTAGGCAATAGTTATGTCGTCGGGTAAGGATCCTAGATCCTCTTCCAATTTACCTTCTAAGTAATCGGTTATCTCCTCCTCACTTAGCCAATTCAATAATCGGTTACGTGTATCTGCAATAGCCTTATCTCTGGCCTCTTCATTCAATTCGGAGAATGAGTAACGGCGTACTGTGTATTCATTCATTACGCCACCGCCTCTTCCATAGTAAAGCTCCAATTACCGCTCATCACGTCTAAGTCATAATCTAGTGAGCGTTGCCCGTTATCGTACTTATCTGCCCATTCTGGCCATTCGATTCCCTTATCATCATTACCGTAGAATGCTAATTCATAACCGCATTCGCTATCGTAAGTAAGAGTGGCGCGATAGATCTCACCCTCCACTTCTATTTCTAGATCCTTCACGTAGCTCTGGATCTCCTTGCTCTTGCATAGTACGTTCATTACTTACCCCTTCCAAGGTATTTATTAGGGCGATTCACCCTCCCTCCCCCTCCACTTCTACCCGTGAAGGAGGAGAGATAGCTAATCGCTATTGCCTTACCTTACCCTATAAGTATTCGAAGAGATCACCGTCTCCGATTATGTCTTCTATGTCCGATAGATCATAAGGATCATCACCGTAGATTAGATCATTCAATTGTGTAACTATCTCCTCTTTCGTATCTCCTATCACTCTTCCCCCTCCCCGCATTCGCATAGATGTCCGTCGGTATAGCATACGTACGTGCCAGATAGGTGAGTACGGTATCCGTACCGCCTCTCACCCTCTACTTCTAAGTAGAATCTATCGTAATCGTCTAGGAGCGTGGCCCCTTGGATCTCACGCTCACGGCGTAGTGTCCAAGCCCCGTTATTCATTATTCTCACTCCCTTCTAATACTTCAATTCGATCCATAATAAGATCCAATAGAATGCAATAATCGGCGGGGCTATCGAAGATAGGGTTAGCCCTCACCCTCCAATACTCCTCGCGTAACACTTCTAATTCTCTACTCAATCTTCTCACCCTTCTCCTCTTCGTAAGATCCGACGGGGATAATCTGCAAGATCCCCGCCTCCTGTAAAGCTTTCAATAGATCCCCGCTCATTCTTTATCCTCCTTGCAATTATGAGGAGGATCCCAAGCGGTAGCCGTGTAATCATCACCACACCACGGACACATAACGGCACTCACGCGCTCACCCGCTCCCTCTGGCCTAATTCGATCCCCGCCAAGGCGTAAGCCTTTACGATAGCCTTCACACGTGGCGCGGTTAGATCCGCGCTCACTATCTCTTCACCCGTTGAAAGATCAACGAGACTTACCCGCTCCTTCTGGTATTTCATAAGTAACCCCTTCCAAGGTTTAAGATTCTGCCTCTAGTGGCAGACCACCCCGCACGGCGCGAGGCCGTGCGAGATAGTACGCTCCTAGAGAGTGCATTCGGCCATTGTGCCGATACAGATCCCTTCTTCATTCCACCATAAATTCCCCGTGATCCACCAGATTCCGACGATTAGAAGGCCGACGGCCACGCCTAACACGAAGGCCCCGCGCTTGGTTAGATTCTCCACGGTTACGCCTCCTCGATCTCTAACATCATCGAGGCATAACGCCAGATCGGGGAGCCTTCTGGCACTTCACGCCGTGCCCCGTCGTACCAATCTTGGAAGACATAATCTATTCGGCGGATCCCGTCGCCGTCGTGATGTACTTCGATCCAATCGGCGGGGCCTCCCCCGCTCCACGTAAATCGGGTCACCTTATGAGTATCGGATCCATAAGCCATTTCATAGATTTCATCATTGGCCCCGTCGCGCTCCTCTTCCGTGGCCGTGCAATTCTTATCGTCGAAGATAGTGAAGAGATTATCTAAATAATTTTCGCGATCTCTTAACTCTCCTTCTATTCGGGCCTCGCAATTCTTGGCCTTAATTTCTTCCAATTGTGCGCCTAATTCATTAATAGTAGTACTCATTATTTTAGATCCTTCACAATAGTTTCTAATTCACCAATACACCAAGCAATTTCATCACTAGATTCTGGCGTTTCTAGAATTTCAATAACTTTCATTAATTTATTGCAGATCTCTTCATCACGTACCAAACGGTGTAGAAGATTTCTTACGTGATAGTTATTCGTTTCTAACATAATTTAGATCCTTCCCGTGAGGAGGTAGATCCTCTCCACGGTATAAATGATACACGACGTTACCCCATAGGGAAGGTATTGGAAGGGGTCAATTTCGCGCCTACTTTCGAAAGCTAGACGGATCCAAGGCGGGGAAGATCCAAGGCCCGAAGGGATAGAGCGGGGCAGATCCAAGGGAGGCGAGGCCCGAAGGATCCAAGGTAAGAGGCGGGAAGGGTGAAGGCTTGGCCCGTAACCCTTGGCCCGTGGATCAATAGAAGAGAGGCGGGGAAGGATCGAAGGCGTGAGGCTAGGCCGTAGATCCTTGGAAGGGTAGGCGGTTTATTAATTAAGGTTATGTAATTGTTACAGGGATCCCCGTGCCAGAAGGGGAGCCTACCCCGTCGGATCTTCTAACCGTACGGCACGGCAGACAGAAGGCCGTCGGCTACGGTATCGGCCACGGTTACGGCGAGCAGACCCCTAGGTGTTAAGTTTAGTGCGTGTGTAGTGTATGTACCCACTACAGATATATTTCCTAAAGTGAACCCAGTCACTTATTAATGTCCTATTTTGTACACATATTAAAGTGACCTTGGTCACTTTCCGTAAATACTTTATACCATAGGCAGGAAATGATGTTTTTTTCCTGCCTTATATACAGTAGGGGCGGTAATTGTGATAGCCCCGTACCGACTCGCTTCGGTCACCCTACGCGAGTCCCTAGGACGAGCCCTGACTTACCCCTCGCTACGCTGTAGCTTGCTCGGGAGTTTACGGTATCGGTGGTTGTGCAAAGCACAACTTTTAATCGGGTGTAGTCTATCTATAACCCAATGAGATACTGGAGATCCAATGGCTGAGAACTCAGCAGATATAGCAAAGCGAATCATCTTAGGATGTGTAGCTGAGGGTATGACCATTGAACAAGCCTGCCTATCGGCTGGCAAGTCTATGAAGACATACGAGTACTACCGACGTACCGATAAAGTCTTTACAGACAAAGTAGACCGAACCCGCTTAGGACTAAAGGATAAGCAATTCGCCGCAGGCGATGTCCACGACATCTCATTTGCAGAATTCCGCCAACGCTTTCTTAACTCTAAGACTTTCCCCCACCAGCAAAACCTAGTGGATATGATTGAGGGTAAGGAACCTTCTTGGCTACACCCTTCGATGAAATACGAACCAGGGCTGGCCAATAACCGTATCCTTATCAACATCCCGCCAAACCACGCCAAGTCCATCACAATCACGGTGGACTACGTAACCTGGCAGGTAGCCCGTAATCCTAACTTTAGAGTGCTGATAGTCTCCCAGACTCAGCAGCTCGCAGCCGACTTTCTCTACGCCATCAAGCAGCGTTTGACTCACCCAATGTATGAGAACCTTCAAAATGCTTATGCTGCTGGCGTAGGGTTTAACTCTAAGTCTGCCTCGTGGCAGGCTACCCGTATCACCTTTGGTGACGAGCTACGCGAGTCCTCTGAGAAGGACCCGAATATCGAAGCCGTTGGTATCGGTGGTCAGATCTACGGTAAACGTGCCGATATGATTATCGTAGACGATGCTGTAACTCTCAAGAACGCCAATGAGTTTGAACGCCAGATCAAGTGGCTGACGCAGGACGTTAGATCCCGTCTTAACCCTACTGGTAAATTGATTATCATTGGAACCCGTGTGGCAGCCGTAGACCTCTATCGAGAGCTACGTAACCCAGACAGATACCCAGGTGGTCAAGTCCCTTGGAAGTACCTAGCGATGCCAGCTCTGCTGGAGACAGATGAAGACCCTGACAAGTGGGTTACCCTCTGGCCAGCATCCGATGCACCATTTGATGGGCAAGAAGAATCAGATTTGAATGAGGACGGACTATACCCACGTTGGAATGGTCGTAACCTCTATAACGAACGCCAAGCTATGGATGCTTCCACGTGGGCGTTGGTTTACCAGCAACAGGATATCTCAGATGATGCCATCTTTGATCCAGTGAATGTACGAGGTTCTATTGATGGTATGCGCAAAGCAGGTCGCTTGGTTCCTGGTCACCCTGGTCATCCACGCGATGTCAATGGCTTTTCTTTTATTTGTGGTCTTGATCCCGCTATGGTTGGTGATACAGCCGCCGTTTGTTACGCTGTTGATCGGGTTACACATAAACGCTTTATCGTTGATGCTATTAAAATCACTAGGCCAACGCCTGCTCAAATACGTCAACTAATCTTTGACTGGACTTCACTCTATAGTCCTAGTGAATGGATCGTGGAGAAAAATGCTTTCCAATCATTCCTTACGCAAGACGAAGGCATCCGTGCCAACC